AGTCGCTAAAACAGGAGACGATGCCGCTAGTGCTGTTGCTAAAACAGATACTGCCGCATCAAATGTTGCTAAAACAGGAGACGATGCCGCTAGTGCTGTTGCTAAAACAGATACTGCCGCATCAAATGTTGCTAAAACAGGAGACGATGCAGCTAAAGCTGTTGCTAAAACAGGAGACGATGCTGTTTCAAAATTGACATCCCAGGCGGCCAAAGGTGAAGGATTATTATATAATGTTGGAAAACTAGGAGGACGGTTTGTTCGACTGGTTAAAAATAATAAATTTGTATCATTGTTAGCTGCATTGGCAGCTTTAGGAATTGCACTTTATGTAGCTAATAAAGATGACAAGGTAGATCCAGTTAATCCAATGCCAGTTGTTCCGGTAGATGGCAAATGCCCAGCAGGATATAAATTAAGTAAAGATGGTAAAACTTGTGAAAAAGACACAGGTCCTGCTGTTGATCCAAATGCAGAAGAAAACAAGCGTAAGTTAGCCGATCTTGAAAAACTATTAGCTCAATTATATGGCGGTTGGCCAACTGATCCAGAAACTGCTGAAACTATCAAAGCAGGTATTGCTGCAGGCGCTAAAGCACCAGCAGGGTTCACAGAAGGTGGTGTTCAAACACAGCCGGCGGCAGGCAGTTCAGGCAGTTCAGGCAGTGATAGAGTGTTTGGTGGACGTGGACAGTCTATGAGTGCCCAGGACTTAGCAGCTGCATCTAGCAAATAATATTAAACTATTATAAAAAGAATGGCAAATTTATTTTGCCATTTTTTACCTTTGAACTTGCATTACTTGGATAATTACTATATAATAAGGCTTATTACTAGGAGATTTACATGTCAGGACGCAACTACGGCGCAGAAGAAAAGGCAAAATTGGAACGACTCATTGCTGAGGGTTCTACAGTATTACGTGAAATTGAAGATTTACAAGAAGGCTTAAAAGATACAGTTAAGGCGGTTGCAGAAGAACTACAAGTTAAACCTAGTGTTATTAACAAAGCTATTAAAATTGCACATAAAGGCGATTGGGCTGCTTATAACGAAGACTGGGAAGAAATTGAAGCAATTTTGGATATTACAAAACGTATCTAAACGTGTTATAATATAATTGTAAGGCGGGCCAGAATCCGCCGTATAGGTATTTGCAAGCCGTAAATTGCATATGGAGAACTAATGAGCTATGTAGACGCATGGTTTGACCGCGAGAATGACATCATTCGAGTAGTTGAACGCAACAAGAAAGGCGAAAGAGAATTTCGCGACATCCCAGTAAAACACACGTTTTACGTCAAAGACCCAAGGGGCAAACATACATCAATTTACGGCGATGCTGTATCACGGATTGTATGTAAGAACACTAAAGAACTACGCAAAGAACAAGCCATTAACAGTGGTAAGGAAATGTACGAAAGCGACATTAATCCAATCTTTGTTACACTAAGCGAACACTATCTAAATCAAGATGCTCCAAAACTAAATGTAGCGTTCTTCGACATTGAGGTAGACTTTGATCCTGAACGAGGTTATTCAACGCCAGATGATGCGTTTATGCCTATTACCAGTATTGCTGTTCACCTACAATGGTTAGAAACTCTAGTGTGTTTTGCTGTTCCACCAAAAACACTCACATGGGAACAGGCACAAGACGCAATTAAAGATTTTCCAAACACTATGCTTTTTAAAACAGAAGCAGAAATGTTAGATGCGTTTTTGGATTTAATTAAAGACGCAGACATACTAACAGGTTGGAATAGCGAAGGTTATGATATTCCCTATACTGTTAACCGTGTTACTAAAGTGTTGAGTAAAGATGACACAAGACGGTTTTGTTTGTTTGATCAATTTCCCAAACGTCGTGAATATGAAAAGTTTGGACGGCAATCAGTTACATATGACTTTATTGGTCGTGTACACTTAGATAGTCTCGAACTGTATCGCAAGTACACTTATGAAGAACGTCATAGCTATCGATTGGATGCTATTGCTGAATATGAATTAGGCGAGCGTAAGACACAATACGAAGGCACATTGGATCAGTTATATAACAATGACTTTAAAACTTTTATTGAATATAACAGACAAGATACTTCATTGTTAGATAGACTAGACAAGAAACTAAAGTTCTTGGATCTTGCCAACACACTGGCACATGAAAATACAGTATTGCTACAAACTACAATGGGTGCTGTGGCTGTAACTGAACAGGCTATTATTAACGAAAGTCATCGTAGAGGTTTTGTTGTTCCTAACAGAACTAAAATGAGTGAACGCGAAGATACTGCGGCAGCTGGTGCTTATGTTGCATATCCTAAAGAAGGATTGCAAGACTGGGTTGGATCGTTAGACATTAACAGTCTATATCCTTCCGCTATTAGAGCACTTAACATGGGTCCAGAAACTATTGTTGGTCAATTACGCCCAACAATGACTGACGAATTCTTAACCAATCAAATGGCAAAAGGAAAAAGTTTTGCGGCCAGCTGGGAAGGCATCTTTGGGTCATTGGAATATACAGCCGTAATGAATCAAGAAATTGGTACAGACATTACTATCGATTGGGAGAACAATGATAGTGATGTGTTGTCTGCGGCAGAAGTTTACAGATTAATTTTTGAAAGCAATCAACCCTGGGTGCTTTCAGCAAATGGTACTATCTTCACGTATGAAAAAGAAGGTATTATTCCAGGGCTACTAAAACGCTGGTATGCAGAACGTAAAGAGATGCAGGCCAAGTTAAAGGAGGCAGTTAATGCTGGTAATAAAATTGAAGAAGAGTATTGGGACAAGCGACAACTGGTTAAGAAGATTAACCTTAATTCGCTCTATGGTGCCATTCTTAATAGTGGCTGTCGCTTTTTTGATAAGCGTATCGGGCAATCTACAACTCTTACTGGACGTCAGATTGCAAAGCACATGGCTGGAAAAGTCAATGAGATCATTGCGGGAGAATACAATCACGTGGGCAAGGCCATTATATATGGAGACACAGACAGTTGTTACTTCAGTGCGTACAAGACTTTAAAGAACGAAATCGATGCTGGTCACATCCCTTGGACTAAAGAAACTGTTGTACAGTTGTATGACCAAATTGGTGAAGAAGTAAATCAAACATTCCCACAATTTATGTTAGATGCATTTCACTGTCCTAAGTCACGTGGCGAAGTTATTAAAGCAGGTCGAGAAATTGTTGGTAGTAAAAGTTTGTTTATTACTAAGAAGCGTTACGCTGTGTTGTATTACGACAAAGAAGGCAAACGTGCAGACGTAGATGGTAAACCAGGTAAGATCAAAGCTATGGGTTTAGATCTAAAGCGTAGTGATACTCCAGAATTTATTCAAAACTTTTTAAGTGACGTACTTGAAAAAGTACTAACTGGTGCTACTGAACAAGATGTGTTGGATCATATTACACATTTTCGAACATTGTTCAAGGCCCGTCCAGGCTGGGAGAAAGGTAGCCCTAAACGTGCTAACAACATTACTGAGTATGAGAGTAAAGAGAAGAAAGCTGGTAAAGCCAATATGCCAGGGCACGTTCGAGCAAGTATCAATTGGAACACTCTCAAACGTATGTTTGGCGACAAGTATTCTATGAATATTACAGATGGTCAAAAAGTTATTGTTTGTAAACTAAAACAAAACCCAATGGGCTTTACTAGTGTTGCTTATCCAGTTGATGAACTAAGACTACCACAGTGGTTTAAGGACATGCCGTTCGATCACGAGGAAATGGAACAAACTATTATCGATAACAAATTAGACAATTTAATTGGCGTATTAAAGTGGGACATTCGCAGTACAGAAGAAAAGAATACTTTTAATAGTTTATTTGAGTTTTAATATGAAGATAATAATTGCAGGATACGGATTCGTTGGCAAAGCTGTGCATAATGCACTTAAGGATAAACACGAACTAGTAATTGTTGATCCTAGTTATACAACTGACAAAATACAAAATCATCATGACGCAGATGGATTGATTGTTTGTGTTAATACGCCAACCGGTGAGCATGGAATTATTGCTGAAAATATTGCTAATGTATTAGACCAAACACCAATCTTTATGCCCGTGTTGATTAAAAGTACAGTAACACCCGGTGTTGCTGATGCGTTTGATGAAATATATTCTGAACATAGTATTGTTTACAGTCCAGAATTTTTAAGAGCTAAAACTGCTAATCAAGATTTTATTAATCAAAAGTACATTGTTTTAGGCGGAGAAGACCCTGAATGTTTTTGGCAAGAATTATTTCAAACATCTTTACCAAATTGCAATTTGTTTTTTAATTGCACAGCACAAGAAGCATGTTTAATAAAATATTCTGCTAATTCATTTCTTGCGCTCAAAACAAGTTTTTTTAATCAAATATACGATGTGTGTCAAAAAACAGGAATGGAGTTTGACATAGTAAGACAAATCTTATCCCAAGATAGTCGTATTGGAAGTGG